AGCGCAGTGTCCGTGAAGGTAAAACATATTATAGTAAACTAAAAGGGAGCCTATAAAATGCCAACACCAGAAGAAACACGGGGTATGCAAAATATCCTCGAAAAACTTAACAATGCTATGACAAAGACTGAAAAGGTCAGAACTTACATTGATGAGTCTGGCGAAAAAGTTACACGTATTGAGAAGGCAAATGTAAGTCCTGAGGCTCAAGAAATGTACGACATTCTTAATAAACTACACAGTGCTACAGCAACAGAAGCAAAGCAGCTAGTAGTAGAAGAATCAGCACCAGTAACTTCATTTGGCGTTGGCGGATTGAATGTTGTGCTAAACAAGCGCAGTATCAACGGCTACAAGAAAACATATTACAGTATCACAGAAGACGGTGAGACAACAGTAGAAGACTTAGCACTATTTGAAAGTGCTATGGCCATTGTTAAAAACAAACTTGACAGTGAAGATACACAAAAGACAAATCGTATCATTCAACTAGATCTTCAGTATGCTTCATATCTAGAAGAAGCCGCTGCACACAAGCAACGTGCTAAAATGATTTCAGAATCTGCACGTTATGATGTTGCTATGACAAAGCATGGTGTTGCCGTTGATAAAATGAAGCAAATCAAAGCACAAATTAAAAAATTATTGTAAAATTAGTTAATCTGCATAAATACAATATACAGTTAACTAGCGAGGTTATCATCATGAATTTACACGATTTGCAAGAGAACAAATTTGCGAAACTACAACGTGCGCTAAAGGAAGTCTTCGATATGGATTTCAACTTTGAAGCAGCACCAGAAAAACTAGTCAAGGTTCAAGAAGCAACCGCAAAGCGTATCACATCACTTAAAGAGAGTGGCGTAGATGCAAGCAACAAAGACTACCAAAAACTACTATTAATCAAAGAGGGACTAAAGATGGTCATTAATGAGATTGCGCCAGCAAAAGCAAAGAAGCGCAAAATAAAAGAATCAGCTGACCTAGATCAGGCAGAAGTCCTTCTAGCAGCTAAACAAATGGCTGACGACCTACAGAAGATGGCAGAAGACTTGGCAAGTATGCAAGTTGAAGACCTAATGAGCATTACAAATGCTATGAAGGAAGAAGTAGGTACAGCAGAAGCAGAAGCATTTAATGCAGCAGCAGAAGCGGCAATTAGCTCAGCACTTGAAGCAGTTAAAGCAGCTAACGAAGGCGTAAGCAACGCAGTACTAGCAGCACAAGGTCAACCAGTAGCAACAGACATGGGCATGGATGCAGGTGCAGACATGGGTCCAGAAATGCCAGCTGGTGACGACATGGGCGGCGATCTAGATATCGAAGCAGGCGTTGCTGATGATGAGTTTGCAGGCGCAGACGGTGCAGACGCAAGTTTTGACGACACTGGTCGCGAGATGAAGGAAGATGCATATCTAGCAGCAATGCGTATGGTAAAAGAAGCACAAGCTAATGGCACAGTTAACAAATCAGTGCTAAAAGCAGCATTTGCTAAACTAAGAGGCTAATATGCGTTATACAGATCTTGTTGGAATACTAAAGGAAGCGGACGATATCAACCAAGCAGTGTTAGATGTTCTAACAACAATCGCTGGTGAAGAGGTCAGCACTGCTAACTTTGGATTAATTCAACAAGAACTAAGTGCGCAAGGTTATGACGTGGACGACAATGCGTTATTCGATATATTGAATAACCTCGCAATTGTCAGAAATATTGAGAACGATGTTGTCCACTTCAACACTGACAGTGATCAAAGTAAAGGCCAAAGCCAAGAAACTGATCCTGAGAAAGACAAAAAACACGTTAGTAAACTTGCCCGCAAGCAGGTTAAGAAGGGGTTAGAAAAATGACAGTTGGTTTAAACGCAGCGCAAGCTAGAGCAAATAGTCAACAAGATATGATTATTTTTAATGAAGCTACCAGTATAATGGAAGCTATCATTGCTGCAAGTGCCACCGGCGAGTATGAAACAACCGTAAACGACGGAACTGTAATGACAGAATCAACACCGGCAGTAACTATCACTGGTACAGTTCAAAATCCAACAGTTACTCCAGGAGCAACAGTTATTATTAACGGATCATCAGTAACTCTTGGCGCTAGTGGTACTACCCTTAATGCAGTGATCGCAGATATTAATGATGCAGCAATCCCTGGAGTAGTAGCATCAAAATTAAATAGCTATCTAGTTTTAACAGTTACGCTACCAGCTTCAACTACTTGGCAATATACAGTAGGAGCAGGAAATGCAAACGCAGAGTTGGGATTAACAGCAGGTACATATACCGCAAGTAATCCAGACAGTGTTGGTTACTTTGATGCATGGCAAGGTACAAGCACAGATCGTCCAGCCGTAAATCAAATGGATACAATAATCAAACACTTCCGTAATCTTGGATACAAGATTGAGCGTCTCTCAAACACTGTAACAGGAAAAACATTCAGCTGGTATGTCTATTGGTAAAAAAATAGCATTCATTGGATGTAGTTATAGTTCATATGTAGATGGCGTAGAGAACCTAGGAGATAGTTGGACATACCAACTGTACCAAAAATTTCCACAACATACTTATAGAAATTATGCCCGTGGCGGCCGCGGCCCTGACTACTTTTCTTGGGCTATACTTGACGCGAAGCTATGGGGAGCTGATATAATATTTGTAAGCAGTTCTTATGCTGGCCGCGGATCCATCTTAATTGATGGAATTTCTCCCTACACAACAAAACTAGAGTGGGAAGCTAGACTTATATCAGAAAATTACTACGATATGGATTTGCAAACTCCGCATATTTGGTGTTCTGCTACCTCTAAATCTATACAAAAAACAAAATCAAATAAAGATATAGAACGATTAGCAGAACTCTTATTAGATTACTCGCTTGCTTCTGATCAAAAACTATCCTACGAAAAAGCATGGTACCAACAACTTCCTAAACTATATAACTTCGAACATATATTTGTTCTAAATTTTACCAAGTGGGTATCTTACGGTCAGATATCAAATATACAAAAGATGTCAGTCTGGGAAATGCTAGGCGAAGTCTCAAATTGCGGTCCTCGTCATTTGGCCGCCACCGGTATATGTATATCTGAAGACAACGATCATTGGACATACCATGGTCACAATCTAGTACTAAATCACTATGTATTAACAAAAGAAGTTCTTGACGCACTAACATAAATCGTGTAGAGTAGAACGTATGTTAACATTAAAATCCCCCTATCCGTATCAAGAATTTCAAAGACAAAGCGTAAATGGCAAACGCCTTTACGCTAATCCTTTTGGTGACCCAGTGCCAAGCGTTACAACTATCTTAGACGCTACAAAACCAAAAGAGAAGCGCGAAGCACTAGCTAACTGGAAAAAACGTGTTGGTGTAGAAGAAGCCGCCCGTATTACACGTGAAGCGGCAGACACTGGAACATATATGCACGCCATACTTGAACATTGGGTCAAGAATGAAGAGTATACAGGACAATCCTCCAAACAATCACAATACATGGCAGAAGTTGTTAAACAAAACGTTGAACCACATTTAGACGAAGTATGGGGCAGTGAAGTAAACCTGTGCTATCCTGGTCTATACGCCGGTACTACTGACCTTGTTGGTGTTTGGAAAGGACAGTCCGCTATCATGGACTTTAAACAAACCAACAAGCCTAAAAAGCGTGAATGGATTGACGACTACTTTATGCAAGCCGCAGCATATGCTATGGCACACAATGAACTGTATGAAACTAAAATTGAAAACGCAGCTATCTTTATGTGCAGCAGAGATTTAGAGTGGCAACTGTTTGAAGTAGGCCCAGAAGAATTTAAGTTTTGGGAAACAAAATGGGCAGAACGTGTTGCTGAATACTACGAAATGGCATAAATACATTATAATAGTATAGAATAGGATGTATTAATATGACTACAGTTACAGCAAGACAACGTGTCAGACAAGGAAACTTTGTTGAATTACCAAAACTAGCGTCTGGAGAATTTGGCTATGCCAAAGACCAAAAGCGTCTTTTTATTGGTAATGATCCAATAACACAATCAGGTGATGGGATTACAACAGAATTTAATTTTGGTGTTGATCTAGACGACCTGCCAGGCACATACATAGTAGAGGTGGATGGCATCGCTCAGACACACACTGTAGATTACAATGTTAATAATGAGTTAGTCATATTCCTTACAGCGCCTGCTGATGGCGCAGTTGTTGGTTTTTACCACAATTTAGAAATACTGTCAACTGAGCCACCTGAATCAATCTATGATACTGTTAAGTCAGAATCAATGATAGCCCCAGCAACAACGCAAGATTTTCAATATATTACAATATACACAACCGCAACTGGTGGCTACAATTACGATGACGTTGAAATTAGATACACACTTGTGGAGGGATCTAATAGACGCAAAGGAACACTATCAATCGCGTTAAATGATGATAATACATTTACTATTAATGATAGTTATACTTCAAACTGTTTTGGCGCAGCACTTGATCATGTGTTTAGTGGAACAATGACCGGCGGTGTGTTCGTACTTAACTATACCACAACTGACTCTGCCCCAGCTACAATGTCATGGGTTGCAGAAAATTTCAATGCCATTGAATAAGTGAGGAACAATGAGCTTTTGGCTTCAGTCACCAGATCAGAGATTGCGTGGGTGGCGTAAATTTAGAAAAGAACTAGACAGTGTAGATGATGATGTACAGTGTTTGGAGATGTTAGTAGAGTGGTGGCGATTGGCGCCCGTGGCAACTAGAGTAGTTGATCCTTACAACAGTGATGATTGGCCAGACCCTTGGGAACTACTGCACAACGGCAGCTACGATGAAAACGTGATTGCTATTGGGATGGCACAAACACTGGAACTAATAGATTGGCCGTGTGATATACACTTGGTACAAAATACAAAAAAATCTTATATTGGACTCATAGTTTCTGTTGACGAAGAGTTCATTTTAAACTATACTTATGGAATAGTGGAAGACTACGACCAAGTGATGCGGGATTGCGAAATACTGCGTAGCTGGAAAAGTTCTGAGTTAACGTAGTAGAAATACCATTGCCTACCATATTAAATAAAACATACAACAAATAATAACAAAATCATTATAAACCAATAAGGTAAGAATATGACAAAAGAGATAACCGTTCTCAAGAGAAATGGTTCACGTGAACCATTGGACTTGGAAAAAATGCACAAAGTGGTGTTTTATGCTTGTGAAGGAATTACCGGCGTAAGTGTAAGCGAAGTAGAAATTCGCAGCCACCTTCAGTTTTACAATGGCATTACTACAGACGAAATTCAGGAAACACTTATTAAGGCCGCCGCGGATCTTATTAGTGAAGAAACCCCAAACTATCAATGGGTAGCAGGTCGTTTAATTAACTACCATCTCCGTAAGAAAGTATACGGACACTTCCAACCCCCACATTTGCGTGAAATCGCTCAACGAAATGTAAACTTGGGTTATTACGATCCAAGTTTCTTCAGCGTATACTCCCCTGAAGAAATTGACCAGCTAAACAATTACATTAAACATGATCGTGACGAAAGCATCGCATATGTGGGCATGGAACAATTCCGTGGCAAGTATCTAACACAGAATCGTGTTACTGGTGAGATTTTTGAGACACCGCAAGTAGCATACATGATGATTGCTGCCACGCTATTCCAGAACTATCCGTCAAACACTCGTATGCGTTATGTAAAGGACTTTTACGATGCTTCTAGCAATTTCGATATTAGTTTACCTACTCCTATTATGGCCGGAGTTCGCAGCCCTCAGCGTCAGTTTAGTAGTTGCGTTCTTATCGAGACTGGCGATAGTCTTGATAGTATTAATGCTACTAGCAGTAGTATTGTAAAATATGTAAGTCAGAAGGCAGGCATCGGCATCGGCGCCGGCAGTATTCGTGCCATTGGTAGCCCTGTACGTAATGGTGATACAAGCCACACTGGCGTTATTCCTTTCTATAAAATGTTCCAGAGTGCTGTTAAATCATGTAGCCAGGGCGGCGTCCGTGGTGGCGCAGCTACGCTACACTATCCTATCTGGCATTTGGAAGTTGAAGACCTACTAGTATTGAAAAACAACAAAGGCACCGAAGACAATCGTGTACGACATTTAGACTACAGTGTACAGTTTAACAAGCTAATGTACGAGCGTTTGCTAAGTAGCGGCAATATTACCCTATTCAGCCCAAGCGATGTTCCAGGGTTGTATGACGCATTCTTTAATGATCAAGACCGTTTCCGTGAACTATATGAGACGGCAGAGCGCAATACTCGTCTACGTAAGAAGAGTGTTCCTGCTATTGATCTATTCAGTGGGTTTATAGAGGAACGCAAAAACACAGGTCGCATCTATTTGCAGAACGTAGATCATGCCAATAGTCATGGTGCGTTTATTGAAGCAGTTGCTCCAATTCACCAGTCAAATCTTTGCCAAGAGATTGACCTACCAACAAAGCCATTGAATGACTTCAACGACCCAGAAGGTGAGATCAGCCTTTGCACACTAGCAGCAATTAACTGGGGTAATATGCGAACACCTGCTGAATTTGAAAAGGCTTGTGATTTAGCAGTACGTGCGCTAGACGAACTACTTGACTATCAGAACTACCCAGTTCTAGCAGCACAGTTGTCAACAATGAAGCGCCGTCCACTTGGCGTTGGTATTATTAACTTCGCTTATTGGCTAGCTAAAAATGACCTAACATATCAGCACATTACCCCTGAAGGCCTGGCATTGATTGACGAATGGGCAGAAGCATGGAGTTACTACCTAATCAAAGCAAGTGCAAACTTGGCAGTTGAAAAAGGCAATATTGAAGGCGTGCGCGAAACAAAGTATGGTCTAGGATTAACACCAAACCAGACATACAAGCGTGAGGTAGATGAACTAACACCACACGTTGAGCGCATGGACTGGGCCGGCTTACGTGAACAGCTAAAAACAACAGGCATTCGCAACAGTACACTAATGGCTCTTATGCCAGCAGAAACAAGTGCGCAGATCAGCAACAGTACAAATGGCATTGAACCGCCACGTGCGTATGTTAGTGTTAAACAGAGTAAGCACGGCGTTCTAAAGCAAGTTGTGCCAGACTACAAGCGTCTTAAAAACAAATATGACTTGCTATGGGATCAGCGTAGCCCAGAAGGTTACCTAAAGATCATGGCAGTACTACAAAAATACATTGACCAGGGTATTAGTGTTAATACAAGCTATAATCCTGTATACTTTGAAGATGAAAAGATACCAATGAGTACAATGCTACAACATATGCTCATGTTCTACAAATACGGCGGCAAACAGTTGTACTATTTTAATACATATGACGGACAAGGCGAAATTGAATTCAAGGAAGAAGCTCTAGCTGTTACTGAGCTAGGCGACGACGATGCAGCTTGTGATAGTTGCGTAATTTAACATAGAAAAAGGGTAAACACTATGTCAGTACTAAACACTGAAGGCAAGAAACATCATACTGAAGCAATGGCTTTTCTAGATGAAGGGCTAGGTATGCAGCGTTATGATGTTATGAAGTATAAGCAATTTGATAAGCTAACAGAGAAGCAACTAGGCTTCTTCTGGCAACCACAAGAGGTTGATGTTAGTAAAGACAGCAAGGACTTTAAAGACTTAACACGTCATGAGCAGCATATCTTTACCAGTAACCTAAAGCGTCAAATTCTACTAGACAGTGTTCAAGGACGTAGTCCTAACCTAGCACTACTACCTATTGTTACACTTCCAGAAATTGAAACCTGGATTGAAACTTGGGCGTTTAGTGAGACAATCCATAGCCGTAGTTACACTCATATTATTCGCAATATTTACAGCAATCCAAGTATTGTTTTCGATTCACTACTTGATTCAAAAGAGATCGTCGATTGTGCAGGTGACATTAGCAAATACTACGATGATCTTATTGAATACAGTCAGTGGTATCAACTACTTGGTGCCGGCACACATACAGTTAACGGCAAAAAGATTACAATTGATGTGTATGAACTGAAGAAGAAGATTTGGATGTGTTTGAACAGTGTTAACGTACTGGAAGGCATTCGCTTCTATGTAAGTTTTGCGTGTAGTTGGGCTTTTGCAGAACTTAAAAAGATGGAAGGCAATGCTAAAATTATTAAGTTCATTGCACGTGATGAAAACGTACACCTCGCATCAACACAGTATTTGCTATCAAAGGTATTAACAAAGGAAGATCCAGATTTCGCACGTATTGCTGAGGAGTGTGAAGATGAAATCATTCAAATGTTTGTAGACGCTGTTGAGCAAGAAAAACAGTGGGCGCAATACCTGTTTAAAGATGGGTCAATGATTGGTTTGAATACTGAACTACTAAATAATTATATTGAGTGGATTGCGTGTAAACGTATGACTGCTCTTGGACTAAGATGCCCATATACAGTACCACAAGCTAACCCGCTACCCTGGACACAAAAGTGGATTAGTGGCGCTGAAGTACAAGTTGCACCACAAGAGACAGAAATTAGCAGTTATATTATTGGTGGCGTCAAGAAGGACGTCAATACAGAAACATTTAAAGGATTCAGTCTATGATAGAAATTTGGGGGAAGCCTGCTTGCCCATATTGTGAAGCAGCAAAGCGTTTATGTGAAAGCAGAAACTTAAAATACGTTTATAAACAACTTGATGTTGATTTTACTCGTGACGAAGTATTAGAAACTTTTCCAGGCGCACGAACTTTCCCACAGATTATCGTAAGCGGAACAAAGATTGGTGGATATGATAAACTAGGCACCTACTTAGAAGAAACAAGCTATACAGGAACAGGATATACCCTATGATTATTCAAGCACCCTACAATGTAGGCGATGTTGTAAGTATTAAAGTATCCAGCGGCGAAGAGATGATCGCACGTTTGGAAGAAGAAAACGATAATTATATTATTGCACGTAAGCCACTTATGCTAGTGGCTGGACAAAATGGTATGGGATTGGCACCATTTATGTTTACAGTTGATGCAGATGCCAAGTTTAAAATTAAAGCAGCCAGTATTATTTGTGTTGTAAAGTCAGCTAAAGAAGCAGCAGACTTGTATACAAAAAATACTTCAGGGTTAACAGTAGTATAATGTCTAAAGGGGTAGCAAGATTGGGAGATACTACCAGCGGCACATGCTACCACCCTAGCCATCTTGTGCCTATTTCTGTAACAGGGACTATAACCAGTGCTAGCAGCACATATATTGTAAATGGACGCGGCGCGGCGCGATTGGATGATCAAGTAACTACAAGTTGCGGACATACTGATTATATTAATAGTGCAAGTGGCACCTGTATTGCTGATCCAAAACCTGTAGCAAGACTGGGAGATACTGTTGGCAAGAACGGTATCTATATAGCAACAATAACATCTGCTAGTGGCGATGTTATTGCAGACGGATAAAAAAATCAGAAAAGTAATACTTTTTGCTTGACAAAGCGCACTTTGGTTGTTAGTATGAATACATAAGGAATACTAACAACTAATGGTGAGAACTAATGCGATCTGAACTTTACCCTGATGGGGTACGGCGTATAAACGCTAAAATTGAAATCCCAATGAGTGATGCTGATGTATCACTATACATTTTAAGTGCCATTGTATCTGAAAATAGTACATTGCACGATATCCAAAATCTAAACAAACGACAACTGCTACAACTTGCCAAAGAAGAAATTTGGCGAGATGGAGCAGAAGTGCCACGAGCTCGTGCTGAAAATGCTGACCGTGACACAAAGGTAATTATAAAAAATTACGTTAGAATGATGTTTCCGGAGTTGAACTAGTGGAACCAGAATACAAATACAACTGGCGTGATGAGAGAGATAAATGGATTTACGGCCAGCCGGTCACAGACGATGACTGGAAATTTGATACCATGGTTGACATTTATGAAAAACTGAGAAAACAACCAGTACCCAGGAAATCTATAAGTAACATACCTCCAGAAAATAAAACCCCAAAAAAGAAACCTATCATTGCTACTGAAAAAGATGTAGGCACTGATGTATTGCAACGTCTTAAAGATCTATGAGGACACAAATGTTTAAAGCACTAATATCTGCCACAGCTATAGCTATTATGGCTGCATCTTCTGCTTATGCCAAGAATAATCCCACCCCTTCACGAGATGCACAAATCTTGTTGAAGGACTTGGGATACCAGATTAGTGTAGACGGCAGCTGGGGACCACAAAGCCAGCGTGTGATTAGTCAGTTCTACACTGATCGTGGCCTTACTTACGATGGAACGCTCAGTGAAAATGAGTTTGAGGATCTGAGCGCGGCAGTAGATGAGCTTCCCAAAATTGTCGCTCCACGGCATCCAAGATCAAGTGCCGTTGACTATTCAGTAACGTATGACTTTGGACCTGAGCCATGGGCGCCTGTCGATATTGTAAAATATGCTCGCGAATTACGGAGATATTATGGGTATACGTATCAGATAGGATTATACTTTCCACCAGAACATAGCGTGGATAAGTGTAATGAATATATGACAAAAGACACGATTGGCCTAAGACATAGATATCACGATAGGGAATTCCTTGATACAATATATAAATGTATAGGCAGATTGAATACACTAATTATCGACGAAATCCCCAGTCAAGGCCGAAATTCTCCGCACCTCAAATACCTATTCGAAACATTGATCCCGTTGTGGGCCAATAACTATGCCTATACCGCCAAAGGCTTTACAGACCGCAATAATTGTCAAGCGAATATGCAAATCACTTTAAACAACGCAGCTTTTGAGATCTATTTCAATTTTGCCAGCTATTATGGCGTTACACCAGAAATGGATGCGGCAGTTTATCGTTGGTATGAGAAGGCTGACAGCGAGCTGTGTGGCACTGTGAGAACAAGATATTTCGGTAAATGCTTCGATACAACATGGTTCTTAAAAGACCCAGGCAACTCATTCCGTGGTGGCTGGAGTGAACAGAGAACAAACGCTATGCATTGGAATACTGACTGTTCAAACGGGTCACTTGGCTATGCTATGAATTTGGCACGAGGAGGAATGTATTTCAAGAACTCTGATTACATTAATGAAGCCCTAGCCGTAATGCAAATTGTTGTCGATGTTGCTAATGAAGATGGAGCGACACATGATGCTACACGTTGTTGGTACGGCGTAGGTTATATGGGACAGACTTCTGAATATATTGTTCGAATTGCAGAATTAGTTGAAGATCTTGGTGTTGACGTATATAAAATGCGGGGACGAAATCATGGCACTACACCTGAAGACATCGTTAATTATACCGCAACAATTTATATGAATCCTGAGTTAAATCTTCGGTATCAGCGGTGGCCCACCTATCCTAATGTGAAACAAGAATTTGGACAAGATTGTTCGCTGGAATTTAATCGCGATGTGCAAAAGCAACCTGTAGCTGAGATTCTTTCTGAATATTTCAATAGGTTCTCTGGTCTAATGTATAACAATCCAAAATATGAGGAATATCGCAACTGGTATGAATCGAAATCCCATTCTGCAAAACATAGGGGTGGTGTCGCTCTAAATATGTATATTATACAACGTTTAGAAAATTAAAAAAAGGTTGAAAAAAGTTGTTGACACGGACATCTTAATACTGTATAAATAATATTGTAAGCAGCAAAGAACAGTGTTGCTTACAAAAAACAAAACAGCAGATTTAACAGCATTATGTAGACCTTTTGCTCTAGCAGCATAAATAAACATAGCAGTTAATAATACACTGTTACGCCCTTATAGCTCAGTTGGTAGAGCAGGCCGGATTAGCTGAGTTGGTTTAGCAGCTGATTTGTAATCAGCAGACGGGGGTTCGAATCCCTCATCCGGCACCATAAATTGTTAGATAGAGCTAAATACATATGTAAGGAGCTCTACATGAATAAAGACTATAATTGCGCACATTGTGGCGCTGTTAATAAATTTAAAGGCTACAGTTATGCAAACAAGTATTGCGATAACAAATGTCAGAAAGCGTTCGAAAGTATCGAACGAACAAGGCAGTGGCTAGAAGAAGGTAAAGATTGGGGTCAACAAGTTCCACAGTGGGCTAAGAGACATCTAGCAGAAGTAAACGGCGATTGCTGTAGTGTTTGTAATATAAATGAACACAACGGTATGCCAATAGTGTTAGAGTGCGATCATATAGATGGCAACCATAAGAATAACGTTGTTAGTAATTTGCGTTTAATATGTCCTAACTGCCACTCGCAGACAACGACATATAAGAACAAGAATAAAGGCAACGGTCGTAGCTACAGGCTTGTGTCTTAGTTGCGGCACCATAATGCGGGTGTGGCGGAATTGGTAGACGCACCAGATTTAGGTTCTGGCGCCGCAAGGCGTGGGGGTTCGAGTCCCTTCACCCGCACCAAACTAAAACTATTAGAAGCTATTAATATATTAATGTAAAAACGGACAAAAACGCAGCGGATAGTATTATAAATAAAGTTGCAAGAACTTTTATATCCCAAAACTTGCACATGGGGCCTTAGCTCAGCTGGGAGAGCGCCTGATTTGCATTCAGGAGGTCAGGAGTTCGATCCTCCTAGGCTCCACCATTAAACAGCGCCCCTTAGTGGGGCGTTTTTAATTTGTAAAATGGAAAAAATATGAGACCATATCAACTGCTAGTGCCTTCCAATGACATAGCACTGAGCGATAAAGATACAAGAATAACTTATACAGAGTTAATCACCAAAATAAGAGAAATTAACACTTGGTACAAAAGTCTTGGATATGGGCCTGGACACAGAATCAGCGTAGTAGGCAACAACAATGTAGAAACATACTTGTATCTTTTTGCAGCCGCGTGGGATATGTGCGCAACAACCCTGTCGCATGATGGTACTCGCGAGGAATGGGAATTTAGATTAAACACAAACAATAGCAATGTTATCATTGACTTGCGATCAGGAACTCCTGTTGTTGAACACCGTCATTACAATAAAAGCGTTGAACTTGAAAAAGAAGTGATGCTTTATTATACAAGCGGCTCAACAGGATTACCAAAGTGTTACTCTACTACATATGAAATAGATCCGAATAACTGGGGTACTAGTCAAGATGTAACACATTATTACAGAGATCAAGGTAACCCAGCATATAGAAATCCAAAAACAAATAGAACAATTAATGCTATGCCGCCGTATGTTGGTTGGGGGCAAGAGGTAACCTTTACCACAGTCGCACGTGGCGGTCACGTACATTTAATTACTGAACCAGATGAATATGCACAAGCAGCCGCCTGGGTTAAGCCAACCTGGTTAGCAGGATTTCCACTGGCATGGCAGCGTGTTATGGATATTGGCAACAATGGCGGACATGCTATTGGTGTATTTGAATATAGTGGTGCTAAATTAGTAGACGGGCAAAAAGAACGTTTTGAAGAATTCTTTGGACATCGTAACTGGATATGTGGTTACGGTGATGCTGCAACTGGCATGACGTTCGTAAATTACAGCAGCAACTTTGACCATATTGGTAAACCCATACAGTGCTTAATTGATACTGGTGGTGAGTTTAGAATCGGCAGCACTGGTACAATTGAATTTAGAGGTTTACATACACCAAATCAAGACTGGTGGGACACTGGAGACTTGGTTAAAATTGACGCCGATGGTAATTGGCAATTATTAGGCCGCGCTAATGAGTTGATAATTATTAGAGGCGGCGGCAAGGTATATCCATTTGAAGTTGAAGCAATGATATCTAAGCACCCACTAGTACAAGAAGTTTTTGTTTATCCACAACCAGATAATGATTTACATTTTGTACCAGCGTGTGTATACTATGGAGATGTAGATCCGCGCATATACTCTAACTGGGTAGAGCCATTGATGGTTAAATGGAAACAACCAGTCAGATATATACAATTGGCTGCACCTACAAGTAAATTGCAACAACAGGCAAATGTTAGTAAAATAAGTAGATTAAAATTGCACACACTTGTCTCAGAGAACAAAGATTGGATTAAAGATGAATACATTAAATGATACACTAGCGGCAAGCTATGTTGATGGGTTTGATGACGTAGAGAAGCAATTAGAAATTTTTGATAATTGGAAAAACTATATCCAAGATATTATTATTACTGCTGGATGGTTAGGGCCAAGTAAAACAGCAGCATACGCCATCAGTAATTATGACCCAACAGAAGAAATTGCAGACTTGGCATGTGGCCCAGGCACAGGCGGAGCGATACTTAAACTCGCCCGTTATGAAAATGTAGATGGGTATGACATCACCCCGTCTTTTATGGAGCAAGCAAGACCATTTTATCGTAGTGTTAATTACTGTAACATCGTTGAAACACCGCTGCCACGAAAATACAATTTGATACTAGCAAGCGGGTTGTTCACAAAAGGACATTTAAGTAGCAAGCCTGCTAAAAACTTAGCCGACAGTTTAACTGATGATGGTGTGTTGGTTATGACAAACCCTGCAATGGACGATTACGACTATATGACTGAAAGCGGATGGAATAGTCAGCCATATTTAAAGGTAGTAAATACAATTGGCCCTTGGAAAAGCCTAATTACAGATGGTGAATGGCATCATCATTATCTGCGTGTATTAAAAAGAACATGAAAAAGAATATATACCTAGCAAATTTCAGTATGACAATCAATCCTGGTGAACATCGTTTTTTGCCATACAGTGTTGCTGGGTTATGGGCATATGCAAGACTTGAACCAGAAGTAGATGCTAATTATAATCTGGCCGGGATATTTTTCGAAAAGACTGATTACCAACCCATAGTAGATCAATTAGACAACCCAGTACTTGTTGGGTTTAGTGTCTATATATGGAATGAAAATTATACAAATGCACTCGCACAGTTAATTAAAAAACGCTGGCCTAACTGTTTAATTGTATATGGCGGTCCACAAGTGCCGCAGGATACTCGTAATGAATGGTGGGAGCATCATGATTACGTTGACATTGTTGTATTTCAAGAAGGTGAAGAAACTTTCAAGAATATCTTAATGGATATGCGTTGGACTTCAATTAAAGAGTTGCCCAACACAGCAGTTAATTTTGGAACTCACTGGACAAATACAATAGGCGATAAACGTAAAACACGGCAGCGTGATTTAAGCAAGCTACCAAGTCCGTATCTCGGTGATATAATGCCCAATATTAAGTCACATCATGCTATGTTATTTGAAACAAACCGCGGCTGTCCATATGCTTGT